CGCCGCGGGGCCGTATCTAGCCAATTGCTTCGACCTCGCGCGCGCCGCCGGCGTGACGCAGCCGCAGCTCGCCCGAGTGCGCGTCTCGACGGGCGCCGAGCCGACCACGATGAGCGGCGCGACGCGCATCAAGTGGTCGATCATCGGCATGTGCCTGGCCGCCGAGGGGCGCGTGATCTCGGCGATGACTTTCACCAGCCGGGAGGATGCCGACGCGCTCAAGCTGCAAATGAATACGGTCTTTGCGCAAGTCGAGGAAGCGGTCGCCGACGCGATGGATCAGATGACGTTCCAAGCAATGGTCTCGCTGCACGCCAGCATCATGTTTTATCTGGTCGAGACGGCGCGCCCGCTCCCGCGGCTTCTGCAATTCGCCTTCGCGCTGCCGATGCCAACGTTGGTCATGGCCTATCGGCTCTATGCCGACGCCAGCCGGGCCGACGAGCTTAGAGAAGAAAATAAAGTGGTTCATCCCGCATTCGCGCCGCCGGCCGGCCTGGCGCTGTCGGCTTAGATGGCCGACGACGCCGCGTCCGCGCCCGCGCCCGCGCCCGATCAGCTTCCGGGGCCGATCTTCAACCCGGACGAGATTGCGACCGTCGTCGTCGAGGGCCGCAAGTTCCAGAGCTGGAAATCCGTTTGGGTGCAGCATCGGTGGGCCGAGGCTTATCCGCTGTTCCGCTTCACGTCCGCGGACATCGAGCAAGTCCCGGCCGATTGGCAATTGCTCCAATTCAAGCCGGGCGACGAAGCTGCGATCTATCTCGGCAACGAGCTCGCGATCACCGGCGTCATCGTCACGCGCCAGACCGCCTATTCGAAAGAAGCCAAGGGCATCCAATTCCAAGGCATCGGCGTCACGTGGTACGCCGCGCGCGCGAGCGTCATCCACAAGACCGGCAACTTCGACAACAAGTCGTTCATGCAAATTGCCGAGGAGGTGCTGGCGCCGACCGGGATCAAGATCATACCGATCGGCAACGTCAATGCGGAGCCGTTCGTCAAATGCCAGGTCGAGCCGGGCGAAACGATCTGGAATTTCCTCGAGCGCCTGGCACGCCCGCGCGGCATCGTGATGGGGAGCGACAAAGACGGCAACTTCCTCGCCATCGACGACCACACGATGCCGATCAGCGCGAGCTTGGTCGAAGGCGTCAACATCATAAGTTGCCAGGCGGTCATCTCGATCGAGAACATCTTTACCGACTACATTATCCGCGGCCAGACCGCGGCCAGCGACACGCAGAACATGGCGGCTGCTTCCGAGCAGGAGGCGCACTATCCCGGCACCGCGAAACGCTACTCGCCGGTGCTGACGCCGGCCGAGCAACCCGTGTGGAGCATCGGCGAGCTGCAAGAGCGCGCCAAGAACGAGTCGATATGGCACGAGGGCACCATCATCGAGGCGACCATCGTCGTGCAAGGCTGGATGCGGCCAGGCACGCATCAGCTATGGCGCGCCGGCGATGACGTGAGCGTCTACTCGCCGATGGCGATGCTCAATATGGTTCTCAAGATCAAGACCATCACGTTCACGCAGGACCGCAATCAAGGGACGTTGACCGCGCTCGAGCTGGTCGCACCGTTGTTGCTCAAGGATGCCGGCGACTTTGACGTAAGCAATCCAACCGCACCGCAGGCGCCCGATCCAAATGCCACGCCGGCGCCGGCGGCGACATCGCCGAGCGAGCCGCCGCCGCCAAACTTGGAGGAATAAAGATGCACCGCGCTACGCCGCTCAATACCAGCTTCCGCGCCTACTCGTCGGGCGGCGCCCGCACCATGATCAGCGGGGCCGACGACGGCAAAATGATGCAGGAGATGGCCGGCAACTTTATGAAGGGCGAAACGCGCGACAAGGTCGAGTCGCCGCAAAACTATGGGTTCTCGTCGGTGGTGCGCGCCGCTACCAAAGACGCGCAGGGAATGATCAAGGAAGCCGCCGAGGGCTTCGTCAGCTTCATGGGCGGCAACCGATCGTTTCCGGTCTGCGCCATCATGGACGACCGGCGGCATCGCCCGATGGGTTTGAAGGAAGGCGAGAACGCGCAATATGACGATCTTGGGCAGATGACTTTGTTGCGCCGCGCCGGGCTGTTCCTGTTGTCGCTCGACGGGCCGGACGACAGTCAGAAAAGCCAAGGCGGCCAGGGCGGAAGCGGCTCGAGCGGCGGGCAGCAACAAACCGTCAAACGCTTTGTTTCGATCCGGCACGTCGAAAAGAAAAAGCAGCAACGCAAAGGCGGCAGCGTTTCCGGCGGCGGCGGCTCGAGCTCGAGCAGCGGAAGCGGCGGCATCGGTAGCGCGCGCGATACCAGCGGAGGAAGCGGGAGCGCCCAGAGCGGCGGGCAAGGTCAACAGGACTTCAAGCACGAAGGCGAGAGCGTCAATCACGAAATCCGCGTCAGCAAGGGCCGCATCGAGTTCCGCTCGGGCGACAGCGTGGTCGGTTACTACGACGGCCAAAGCAAGACATGGGTCTTCATCGGCAAGATCAAGCTCGGCACCGAGAGCGCCTCGCATCCCGTCTACGGCGTCAATCAAGGGGTCGGCATGACCACCGATCCAAACGGTAGCGATGCGGTGCTGGTCAACGCGCCGAAGCCGGGGCCGCCGACCTCGCTGGACACGAAGCCTTAAAGCGATGCCCGACATCCGGCTTGTCCAGCGCACCGATTTTCCGGGCCGCACATCGGTTTCGGTCGATTGGCTGTTGCTCGGCGACGGCACGCTCGACGATACCGAGGCGCTCGCGACCGCGGTCATCGTCGCGCTCGGCACCGATCGCCTGGCCGCGATCGACGACGAGCTGCCCGACCCGGACTCGACTGATCGCCGCGGCTGGTGGGGCGACCTCGACGCGCAGGAGATATGGAGCGGCTGGGAGATAGGCTCGCGCCTTTGGCTGATGCAGCGCGCCAAGATCACTGGCTCGAATGCCGCGGTCGGCTCAACGCTCGTTCGCGTCAAGCATTATATCCTAGTGGCAATCCAGCCGTTCCTCTCGCTGCGGATTGGCACGTCGATGGATGTGCAAGTCGAGCGGTTCGATACCCAGCGCATCGACGCCCTGGTGCGCCTCTATCGCGGGCCGTTCACAGCGGTCGAGCTCCGCTATCAAATTCTTTGGCAAGACATCATCGAGTGACGCCGCATGCCGTGGTCAACGCCGACGCTCAAATCCGTTCGTAGCCAAGTCCGCGATTTCATCCGCGGCTCGCTGCCGGGCGCCGACGCGAGCGTGCCGAATTCGGTCTTGCGCGTCATGTCCGATACGCAGGGCGCGCTCTGCCATCTCAATCTGCAATATCTCGATTGGCTCGCGCTGCAATTGATGCCGGACACCGCCGAGACGGAATGGCTCGACCGGCACGGCGATATCTGGCTCACGAACGCCGACGGCTCGACCGGCCGCAAGTCGGCGACGCTGGCCGAGGGGACCGCGAGCTTTCAGGGCCTCGTCGATGGCGCGCTCCTCCCGATGGGGACGCAGCTCTCGGCGGGCGGCACGCCGGCGGTCAGCTACGAGACGACGCAGGACATCACTTGCTCGAGCTCGGCCCTGGTCGTCGGGCCGATCCGCGCGCTCGATCCCGGCTCGGCCGGCAATCAAGTGGACGGCGCGGTGCTGACGATCGCGCCGGCGGTCAATGGCATCGATAGTTCCGCGACGGTCGTTCATCTCACCGGCGGCGTCGATACCGAGACCGACGACCAGCTTCGCGCCCGCATCTTGCTGCGCATTCGCCAGCCGCCGATGGGCGGCGCGCTGGCCGATTACGTCAATTGGGCGCTCGCGGTGCCGGGCGTGACGCGCGCTTGGGCTGCGCCCGAGCAGGGTATTGGGACTATGACAACGCGCTTCCTGATGGATGATCTGCGCGCCGCCGATGACGGCTGGCCGACGCCGGACGACGTGACCGCGGTGGCGACTTACATCGATCTGATGCGGCCGGTCACGGTGAAGGACTGCTACGTGGTGGCGCCGATTAAGGAGTTCATCGACATCACGATCGCAAACCTCGAGCCGGACACGTCGGAGGCGCAGGCCGAAATAGAGCAGAGCGTCCGCGATATGCTGTTCGCCAAGGCCGCGCCTGGTCAGACCATCTATGCGTCCTGGGTGAGCTACGCGATCATGAGCGCGCCGAGCGTCCAATCATTCCAGCTTGTGACGACCGCCGATTATGTGATGCCCTCGCTCGGCCACATGGCGGTCCTTGAGACAATCCTTTACCAATGACGGCGCTCGGCTTCTGGGCAGAGCCGCTGCCGACCGACCGGCATATTCGCCGCAGCGGCGACGACTACACGCGAGCCTTTCTCTCGCTCTTGCCGCAAGGCCAGGCGTGGCCCAAGCACGATCTCGGCGGCGTGTTGTTCGGCGTCTGCGACGGGCTATCGCAATATTGGGGCTTCGTGGACGGGCGCGCCGGCGATCTGCTTGAGCGCGAGAGCGACCCACGGCAGACGATCGAGCTATTGCCGGATTGGGAGCGCAATTTCGGGCTTCCCGATCCTTGCTACCAAAGCCCACAGACCATAGGGCAGCGGCAGCTCGCGCTCGTGATGCGCATGACGATGGAAGGCGGGCAGTCGCGCGCGTTTTTCATCGAGGTAGCCGAAATGATCGGCTACCACATCACCATCAGCGAGTATCGCGTTTTCGTCGTCGGCATCGACCGCTGCGGTGACAATCGTGTCTACGGCGACGGCTCCAACCCGATGATGAACGAGTGGAACCAACCGATCGTAAATCCGAAGGGCGTTCCCGTGGCTGGCGGCGAGCTCTCGGAATGGCCGAATTACGGGATCGGCCCGCCGGAAAATCGCTTCTATTGGACGGTTCACGTCGATCAAGCCAGCTTGGTTTGGTTCCGTGTCACCAAGGGGCAGACCGGCGTCGATCCGCATTTGCGCATCGGGCTCGCGAACGATCTCGAATGTTTGTTGAACCGTTGGAAACCAGCGCACACGCAGATCATCTTCGATTACTCAGGCTTGAGCGATCCGGGCGATCCGATGGAAGGGACGCCGTGAGAGGAGATAGGTAGATGCTCTACAATCAACCCTACGGGGTTTCCGATCCTAATGCCGCTTACATCAACGGCAATCCGACGACTGGCACGATGGGCTCGATCCCGCCGGCGGCGTCGATCGAGTACGATCAACGCGAGATCGTTGCGGTGATCAAATGGGCTGCTGATCACGGCTATCATGATTATGCCAACGCGCTCTGCCAGCAGCCGAGCAATGCTGACTTGACGCAGTTGTTGAAAGCCATCTTCGGCATCATGAATTCGATGCGGCTGACTGCGTCGAAGGTCTACTACGTGAACACGACGACCGGGAACGATGGCAACGATGGTTTGACGGCTTCGACTCCATTTAAGACCTTGCAGAGAGCGGCGAACCAAGCGGTTCTTTTCAACCTCAATGGGTTCAGCGTCACCATCAATGTCGCCGATGGCGTCTACGGTCAGGTGCTTTTGCCTCCCGTCAACGGCTCGGGCAACATACGCTTTACGGGAAATGTTGCCGTTCCCGCCAATTGCCGCATTCATGCCAATGCCGGGCCTGCCGTGATTGTCACGGGCGGCCTCTACATATTCGAAGGCTTCCGGTACGAAAGCGACGCGCCGAGTCCCTTGCAGCCTGGGGCCGGCATCTGGTCGACGCCCGGCGGGCAAATTCAGGTGGGCGACACCACAAGCGCCAACGAATTTGGTTATTGTTTCGATGGGCATATGATAGCAGCAAAGGGCACGATCAGCATTGTTGGTACGGATCGGATTGCCGGCAATGCCAGAGCACACATATCGAATTCCTCGTCGGGTTTCACTTTTACGACCGGGGTTCCAGGCCCAACGCTCACAATCCCAGCGGGCGTGAATATCACAAATTTCGCCCAATCAACTGGCGGATCAACGATCGTTCCGGTCTACCAGGCAATCAACGGCGCAGCCAATGTCTTCGGACAAAAGTTTTTTACCGCCACGAATGGCGTGATTGATACCAATGGAGCTGGCGCATCGTATCTGCCAGGGAACGTTGCCGGCACCAATCAGTCCGGCGGCCAATATGTCTGATCAGCAGCGGAAGGCTCAAGCAAATGCAATATTATGATCCGTTTGATTGGTACTGGCTGGCCGACGATGGCCGAGTCTTTACCAGCGCAAGGCAGATCATCGTCGATGGCGCTGACGCGGCTTATGTGACGTGGAGCGCCAACTATACACCGACAATCTGGCCGCGCGACAATGCCGGCAACCAGACCGATGCCGCATTGCAGGCCGTGCTCACACCCTACAATCTGTTCATCGACCTGGCCGCATATGCCGCATATGCGCGCTACAACAAGGCGAGCGGCGGATGCACTATCGGCGGCAACCCCTATCTGACCGATCCCGTGGCGCGCAACACGGTTAGCAGCGCGCACGATTATGCGATAGCAAATCCAGGGCACATCACCGATTGGAAACTAGCCAATGGCACGTTCATACAATTGGACGAGCCGGGGCTTGCGCACATCCTGCAGGAAATGGCGACGTTCGTGCAGTCCTGCTTCTCATGCGAGAGCAATACGCTGTCCGACATCAACGGCGGGACCATCACAACGATGGCCGAGATCGACGCAGCGTTCGCCGCCATATCAAACGTGCTTCCGTAAAGAGGCGGCTCTGCAATGGCGATCGTCAACATCACCGTCGAGAACGACGCCGACTTCTATCAGTTGTTCCAGTACGTCATGGTGACGAGCGGCGCGCCGATCAACATGACGGGCGCCTCGCTGGAAATGATGCTGCGGCGGCACGCTTCGGACGAAACTGCGGTGCTGCGCTTGGCGACGGATACCGGCGACTTTACGTTGACCGATCCGATCAACGGCTTCTTCACGCTGCGGATCGGCCAGGACGTGCTTGAGCGTCTTGGTCTGGGTAGTTATGACCAATCAAACATCATGACGGTCGGCGGCCTGAAGACAAGGATTTGGAGCGGCACGCTCGTCAACAATCCGGGGCCGACGCGATGAGCCTAGTCGAGGTCACAACCGATTACCCGATCGTCATCGCGGCCGACTCCGCGGCCGGCATCGTCGTGCTCTCGCCCGATGACGTGGAGACGATCGCAACCGGCGAGCAAGGCCCGCCGGGGCCGGCGGGGCCGGCCGGCGGGCCGCCTGGACCGC